ATGGACCGCGTGGCCGACGCAGATAAAGTGCAGCGTGTGCTAGAGGACTTCCAGATCGGATGGTCTATGATTGTTATTCTTGGCTTCTACTTTGGCGCAGGTGCGGCTGAAGGCTTTATGGATCGGAAAAAGAAATGAGCTTTAAGTTATCCAACCGCAGCCTTGGAAAACTTGAGGGTGTAGACGAGCGCTTAGTCGCTGTTGTGAAGTCAGCCATTGGCATGACCAAAACAGACTTTGGCGTTATATGTGGGCTGCGCACCATTGAAGAGCAGCGCGATCTGGTTGCCAAAGGTGCCAGCAAGACAATGAAGTCAAAGCACATCGGCGGGAACGCAGTGGATCTTATGGCATATGTCGGCTCGCGTGGGTCATGGGAGCTAAATCTGTATGATGATTTGGCTGATGCGATGAAGGCAGCCGCCATAGACTTGGGCGTTCCTCTGCGCTGGGGCGCTGCATGGCACATCCCTGACATCCGTGACTGGGACGGCACAATGGAAGAGGCCATGAATAGCTACGTTGATTTGCGCAGATCGCAGGGTCGCAGGCCGTTTATTGATGGGCCGCATTTCGAGCTAGTGGTTTAATTTTGGCAGGCACCCGACCCCAAGCCTGCCATTTGGGTCAAAATTCTAGCTACAACAAGAGATAGCAAATGCGCAAATCATCTAGCGATAAGGGTTGCCTCATCAATGGCCAGCGCGGTAAGCCATCTTTCGTTACAGCCTTCTGTGTCGGACCTTTATAGGTAGGTTAGCTTAATCTGTGGCGCAATCGGTAAATCTCACATCGGCCAAGAAAGTTGGCACAAAGGGTCGCGTCGATACCAGCCTTGGTCGAGCTGGCGAGTTTTACGCGGCCTACAAGCTGCAAATGGCTGGCCTTCAGGTTTCGCACATAGACGGCACCTGTGATCTACACGTCACTCTGCCATGTAACCGCGTGCTGCGCGTTGAAGTAAAGACTGCTGGAGTGATTTCACAGTATGGAAGCTATAGATTTCACCGTGGTGGCAGCAATGCTGACATTTTTATTCTTGTGGCCATAAGAGTTGGCCTGCTGCGCATTGTCAGTGCGTCTGAAATTAACAAAATTACAATTACGCTTCGGCCCGAAGATTTCACTCAACAGGCCGAAGATGATGATATAGCGGGACTATTCCTGCATTGATATTTCGCCAGCCAGCGCCGTGTAACCAGCGAGATCAACGTAGTTGTCGTCATGCGTCGGATTGCCGGCGATGCGGCCAATCTTAAACAGCGCCATCATCATGGCCACGTCCTCTGGAAGCAGCTCTGCCTCTGGGATAGTGCGGTTTTGCAGCCACCAGTCCCAGAGCTTCGCAACCTCAGAAAATGAGTCCTCGGCGTCGCCATGCGTTGCCGCTCGGTCCACGTTGATGCAGTGCATGGCTTTGTTAAGTATATAGTCTCTATTCATTGGTCGTTCTCCTTTATTTTCTTAGCTGTAGCTTCGACCTTTTCGCGGTGTTTAGCAAAGGTATCAATGCCTCGCTTTCCTGCCGTGACATTTATAGTGACTTTAAACATTTTAAAAAGAATATAGTTTAGCATGTTGTTTTTCCTCCATTCATTGGTCGCTCTCCATTTGATTTGGCTTCCTCATATGCGTCTTGCACAATCTCAGCCACGTACTCGGCTGCCGTCTTATAACCAACCTTTTCCGCTTCTACCATCAACCACTCTAGCTGCTCAATCGACAATGCCCCTGTAATCTGACCAATGTACCCATACGTCAGCGGGGATAAATTGCGCACAGTTTCCTTTGTCTTCACCTTTTGATTGCAGTGGCCAGATTTGCGCCCGCGATTAATGGCACCGCTGACGACGCCTCGATTGAGGCCAAGCAGCTTTGTTATCTCCCGTTGAGGCATATTCTCGTTACTAAGTTTCCAAATGGTTTTGGTCTGCTCCTTGATTGGGTGACGTTTACTCGTAGTCATTTCCGACCTCCCGAAATTTATTCAGCTTAGTTGCCATTTCCTTCTTATCGGCCATAAGGTGCGAAATTCGCAAATCTTTGCGTGCATTGTCTTCACGCTGACGATCTATTTTGGATTGCATGACTGAGATAAGCTTGCGGGCCTCGGTTAAGTTATCAAGCAATTTGTCTATACGCTGCTGGCTCATTGGTCATCTCCTGCCCATTTGTTTCCCATGCGCATGACCATTAGGTCTCTTCGCACTGTTGCCTCCGAAACGCCCAATCGGCTTGCCGCCTCTGAGCGCGTTATGCCAAGACGAGCCATATCTTGCAGCTTAGCTCGGCGCTCATGTATCTCAAGCTGATACGTGGACGGCTTAACCACCGCCGGCTTTAATTTCATGCGCAGAACCTGCAAATCAGTTCGTACTGTTGTGGGGACAACGCCGAGGATGTCAGCCACCTCATTCGTGGTCAGCTCACCCTCTTCAGCATACATCCTGACCCGCTCACGACGCTCCTTTGCCAACTGTGCGCGGCGCGCCAAGGCTAGATTGCGGGCCCTCGACCATTTCTCAGGGTTTGGTATGCGAGGGTTATGCAGCGCCTCTTTTAGCATGGCGTTACCCAGCCGCTCTTCAGAGCGCTCTGCTGGCGTTACCGCTGGAGGTAAGGGGTCAACATGTCCAACAAAGCTCGCACTTCCTCGCACTGTTGCTTCAGATTTTGGCGGTCCCTCACAGAGCTGCGCTCCAGCATGATTTCGTTGATCCGCTTTAAGCGGCTGAGAATGATCTGCGACTGCTCCGCCAGATGTTCTGATTGTTTTGAACTGTACATCATTTTCTCCAATTACGTTTACCATTGATTAATCCACCATCTCGCATGGTTCAACGTCGGCGGCACAAGTGTACCATTCGGCGCTGGATTTAGTTTGTGACGCGGTGCGATACATCGCAAACTTGACGCATTGGTCAGCGTTAAACATGCGGCGCAACTCATTACCGATGGCCGCGTAGGCTTCGACATTGTCCTCGCGCTTGGCGTTCGGGTTCTTCATGAGTTCGCGAAATATCTCGCCATTAGTCCAAACTCCTGACCTCATTATGTCTGACGTAAAACTGCGGGCCTCGTCAGTAGTTATTGGCGGAGCGACTGGCTTTACAGGTGCCGCGCCCTCTGCAAATATTTTTCGCTCAATTCTGACGCACATAAGCGGCGTGTTGCTGTGGCTTAGCTCGTTCGGGTTGGGAATGCAGTCTGCGGTGTACATCAGACCAATCTGCGCTTTGCCTGCGCTGGCGACGGCAACAGGTATAAAGCAGCCTTCGCCCGTGCCAAGCACGATACCGAACGCAGAGCCAGTGCGCGTGTTTCCCGTGAGTACTACAGTCTTCTGTTCAGCAATTTGACTTGTCATTTTAGCTTCCTTCTTGGTTTTGATTTAACCACGCGTAAACGTCGTCGAGTGGCTTCTTGTGAATTGCGGCTGCGGTAATCGGTCCGAGCCTGAGAACATCGGCGCAGCACTCGGCGTCGCGGATGTATTGGTACAAGATTGCGAGGTCGGCGCTAACGTAAGACGGCCTGACGCCAGAGCCATGTCTTGAGATTATAGCGTCTACTCGGTCCTGTTTTTGCTGGATGATGCACTCGATGCTGGCGACGGTTTGCATATTACAAGCCCCCAGAGAATGCGATTGCGCCGCCGGCCAGTATGACCAGAAACATAAATTCTGCGATGCGCGCGATTGCGTTTTTCATTGTGTTATTCCTTTGTTTAATGGTGGGGGCCGTAGCCCCCGTTTGGTTATGCGTGGTATTTCGCCAACTCGTCCCAGTCTTCGGTCAGGGCAAACAGGTCATCCTCGTATTGATAAGCCATACCTGCGGCGATCAGCGATCCAAACGTGCCTTCAGCTTCCTTGCGTCCCCACCCTGCGTCGATAAGGTCATCAGCGCTAACCCAAACAAATGGATCACACTGTAGGTTTGCAAGATTTTCCCCGCCCATGCCATCCAAGCAGGATTTGATCAGAGCGGTCATCGCGTCGGCTTGGTTTGTTGTAAGTTTCATTGTGTTATTCCTTTGTTTATTTACTCATATCGTTAACTTAGAGTTAACATAGCAGACATGCAACCCCCTAAAGTAAAAAAAAGCCCCCAATCGTGCAGTGCTAAACCTGACACGTATCGGGGGCAGTTGAGGCAATGTGAAAAAAGGCTAAACACATTGCCAGCAATGTTAGCTTGGCTCAGTTTGCATTTCAAGCGCCGCGCTGGTAAAAGCTAGCGAGCATTTAACGGAGGATAACGCATGCTAAACGATAAGCAGATCAACTTGGTACACCTGTTGAGCCAGCCACACCGCATCTCAAACCCGCGCGCGATGATGAAGGCGTGCGAAGACGCGGCCAAATTGATCGAGGAAATGGACGCAGAGCTTGACGCGCTCAAGAAACCCAAGCGCGCCATCAAAGCTAAGCCCTCTTCTTAGCGAGCGCCAAACAGGGTTTGCATCGCAGGCGTGAGGGCAATAGCACCCGCAGTACCTGCACGCTTGCCACCTTCATAAATGTTACGGCCTCGCTGCAACTGCGGCGCGGCTTTTTGCAACTCAAACATTTGTCGCGTCAGATCATCCAAGTTGCCTTGGCGTGAAAGTGGCTGGGCAATCTCGCCCATCAGAGCTTCAAACGCTTGCTGCTGGGACGGTGTGTCAGACGCCTGACGCCGGATGCTCTCGATCAACCCCGTCACCGGACCACGCTCGCCCATCAACTCAGCAGTTGACTGACCGACTCGATCCTTGGCAGCTTCCTGCGCCATCTTACGAACCTGAGTTTTGCTGTTCTGAGCAACACCGGCCCGCATAGACATAACAGAATAAATTTCATCGAGCTGGGCAATAAATGGCCCAGCTTCATCTCCTAAGATTGTTTCCAACTTTGTGATGCCTGATCTGGACAACATGTCCTTGAGCGGCTTGATCATCTCGCGGACGTCTTGATTTGGGTCAGTTAGAGACGCTTTGGTTTCAGCCATGACTTCATCAACATAGCTTCGCACGCCTTGCTTCAGAGCAGAGACTTCAGACGCGGGCATATCTTTCATCGCCTGCTCCATGTCATACCGTGAAACTTTGCTTCCCTTAAAGGCGTCCACGCCTGTCTGGAGTGCTTCGCGAATGCCGATAACGTCGCCGGCCAGCTCACGCGCTTCACTGTATTCTGGCACAATACCGTCAGTAGCTTTACGAATTTTGGCGGCAAGCGCCTTGGCAGTTCTCTTGTCTTCGGGTGCCGCAGTTGGGCTGACGTTGTTCAAGGCTCGCGTCATGTAGTCGATCTGACGGACATCGGGCAGCACCTCAAAGCCAGCCACGTTTCCGGCATCGTCGATCTGAGCCAAGATTTGCTCTGATGGCTGACCCTCTCGTCGCATTAGCTTTTCTGCGTTGCGGATGGTGTCAACGTCTACACGCTTTAGCAGGCTCTCTAGCTCCTTACCTGCGTCCCCAGAGTAATCAATCGCCACTTCATATGCGGCATCATACAGTTCACCACGTTGGCCTGCTGTAGACTGCATCAAGGCGTCCTCGACAGCCTGCGCTGCCTGCGGCCCGCCAAGCGTGTCGTCGAGCAGCTCGTTAAATTGTGTTCCCGCCTTACCGGCGACTTCGTCAATGTTCTGGCGAGCAATCGCTGCGCCTTCGCTAGTGGATGAAGCTGCCAAGTCCAACAAGTTGCGTGTCGCTGGGCCTTGCATTCCAAGTGAGGCATACTGCCCAGCACGCTGCATTGCTTCCTCCGCAACTGGTGCATCCATACGGGATGCTTGGCTAAGTAAATCAAGGGCCTCGCCTTTTGTGCCCAGCTCCTGCGCAATGCCGCGAGCGTTTTTAGTCGCAAGACGCGACCCGATTGCGCCTGCACCTGCGCCCACCAATGGCCCAAGCGGCCCAAACAGTGCGCCGGCCGCGCCGCCAAACTTTGCACCTGTCGTGGCGCTTTCGATGCGCTCCTCTTTCGTCTTACCTTCGCCTGACCCGTAAACAGCGCCCTCAAGCGCTCCGAGACCTGCGCCGAGACCCGCACCGGCCACGATGCGAGGCGCTAAAGACGTTCCGAGTGGGGCGGTGGCAACGGCAGGAGCCGCAACAGCCGCAGCTAATCCGGTGCCCAGTCCCACCCCTGCGCGTGAAGCCATGACTGTTTTTGGCGCTACAATCTCGCGAGCCTCTTGAGCTGCACGCGTCGCGCTTGCGGCGTCTTCACCAAACAAGCCGCCAACAGCCTCATCGAAATAAGATCCGAAGAAAGGGACACCCTTCAATGCGCTTGCGCCTCGCGCCACAAGTTCACCAGTCTGGTCAATAATGTCTTCTGCAAATCCACGCTTGGATACGCTACCTGCGTCACCGCCACCAGCGCGTATTTCAGCAATGCGTTTCGGATCGCTAGTGGCGTATCCGCTGTTGACGTAGCTCTCCCTGCCAGTCTCATCATTTTTAACTATGCGACCGCCGTCCTCAAACCTGTCTATTATTGACGTGCCAGACGGTGCCTCCTGAGGCTTCAGCCCCAAAGCACTGTAAAATTCCCCATAGTCCATGTCAGAATAAAACTTTGAGTGGAACGCCTTGGCAAAATCATCATCTGACATGTCATCATAGTCAGGGTACTTGCTACGAAGTTCTGTAATGTTGGCCATTAATTCATTTCCCTGTGCGTATGCCAAGTGGGTCGGGCATATTGGACCCTTCTGGCTTGTAATACGTTTCTAGTGGTATCTGCTCTCCCGCCTTGCGGCGGTTGTTGAGGTCAATGTAGAACTGAAACTCTCTCAAGGCTTCGATAAAGTCTTCTGGCTTTTGAGCTTGACTTAGTCTCGTTTGAGCCTGCTCGGCCTTGGTGCCCTCCATCTCAGTAATAGAACCCGCGCCTTTTAGAGCTTGGAATGACTGTAAGAACGCGTCGCCTCTAATTTGGTCAACTCTTGCCCTTACGCGTGCTGCGTCCGGATCAAGCCCAAGTTCCGCAAGAGGCTTGCGAAAGAAGCCCTCGATGCCAAGTGCCGCTGATAGGTTTGGATCGTTTATAAGCTGGTCAATTCTTCCGATCAAAGCATTGCCCTTTGAAATCTCAACATCGACGCCCGCTTTGCGCTCAACTTCGCCAAGCATCGCCTGACCAGTCGGGCCATCTATTAAGCCCTGTGCCATTGCCCTTAAAATTGCCTCACGCCCTCCAAGGCCGCCACCAGCCACGTTTCCGAACAGACTGCCCATCATTTGGTTGCGTGCAAGTGCAGCCTGACGCTTGCGCTCCATGTCAGCGCGGTTAGTAATGTCGTCCATCATGCCACGCACAGCGGTTCCCTCTTTACCCTGCAAGGCCAAGCCGGCATCTTTTAATGCCGCAAATCCCATCATGGTGCGTTGACCGCGCGACAAGTTCTCAAACGGGTCTTGCGGGATCGGCTCTTGCAGAAGCCCCATCAGAGCCTGCTGATTGCTGGCCATCGGTGCCGCTGCTGTCGCAACCTGCGGTGCCGCTGCCGCTGCCTGCGCGGAAGCTGGTGCCTGCAAGCTAATCGCCGCAGCGTCGGGTTCCAAGCCCAGCAAAGCCCTGTCAGCAGGGTTTGCAATATCACCCGCTTTTGCGTTCGGTATGCCAAAGCGGTCAATGTCGTCTTGTGTTAGTGCGTATGCCATTTTCCGCTCCTATTACTTAAATATTCCAAAGCCCTGCGGCCCCATGCCCATACCGAATGAGCCAGCAGCGCTAAGTATGTTGCCAAAGCCGCCTTTGGTCTCGGTTGTTGTTCCGTAACCCGATGGAATGCCTGACGCAGCGCCGAGCAGTGCGTTTAATCCGGTCAGCGGGAAATCCTGCTCGAGAGCAAAGTCGGCATATTGCTGATCAAGGCCTGCCTGTTCCAGAGACCGCGCCGTCTCACCAGCCTGCATCTGTGCCCCGAGTACCGCCTTCTGCGCTTCTAGTCCTTGGCCGGCAGTTGCAGTTAGTCCGGCAGCAGCATTCATGCGCCGTGCCATGTCATTTTGCGCAGCAGCTTGTGCGTTTTGATAACCTGCCTGCATCTGATTGGAAACTAGGTCAGACGCCTGCTGACCATACGCTTTTCTAGTTTCGGCCTCAGCAACTCCGTGCCTAGAGCCGCCAAAAGCGCCGGCGGCGGACGCCTGAGCGCCCTGCTTGTTTAGCGACATCTCTTGAGCGCCGCCCAATGTGCGCAGGGAAGCGTCAATTACGTTCTGCTGGTATGGGTTCATGAACGCGCTGACGTCTGACTGCTGCTGACTCATATTTGCATAAATGTCGCTCGCCTGATTGTACTGCTCAGTTCCCGCCTGCAAATCTCCGTACCCAGAAAGCGCACGTTGCTGCAGCGGCGTCATTCCCGCAATGCGCTCACCCTCGTAAGGGGTAAACTCGCGACCAGCGATGTCTGTCGCCATTGGCAATATTTGCGCGCGCAGAAAGTCCTCTTGGAACTGCGGCATTGAATTATCGGTTGTTGTCTTCGTACCCATTAGCTCAACTCCATCACGTAATGTGTGTAGACTTCACGGAATGGTGACTTGTCCACGTATTTCATAAAACCTTTTCGACCGTCGGCCTCAAGGGCGTCAAGGTCGGCATCAAGTGCAATCTTCGTCAAAACTTCAATCGCCTTATCCATCCACTCACTCATACGGCTTCCGCCCATAAATTCAATCTTCAGGGTGTCTCTCTGGGGGTGTCGGACTACGCAAGTGGTGAGCGCAGCAACTAACGTATCCCCGACGTGAACGACCCACATGATTGCGCCGCCGCCTCTTATGTCGTCCTCGATGTCATCCAAGCTGACATTGTCAGACTGCCTGATCACCGCCGGAGCAATGAGCCGCATACCCTTTGGCAGAAACTCATCATAATCATCACCCAGAACAGGCAAAACCGTGATGCGAGGCTCTTTGTGCAACATTACAACATTATCTGGCAAATTAACAGCCCCACCGTCGCCCATTACCACGAACCTCCAAGGTGAGATGTGCGCGACCAAATTTCAGTTGTGCCATCGTATGTGCCGTTACAAAGATAAATATAGTTTGTGTCCCAGCTAATCAATCCAGCCCTGTCTCCAATAGACCCCTCATTGGTGGGCGGCACGCCAACCTTGACCACAACTTCAACAAACTGATTGTTTCGGCTAACCACTGGGTAGCCAGCAACCTCATCCCACAGCAAAATGCCGTTATCAGACGGGTTGTCATCAGAAGACTTGGTAAACAGCCGAGGTAGCTGTCGGGATAGGTAGCTGGAAAGCTGCCTGCCCCACTGCTTCCAGTCTGGGCCAAGTGGCGGGAGTACAGGGGCCGTCATTAGCGTTTACCCATCGGCTTTGCATCAACACGCATCGTGCCTACTTTCCAGTGGGCGAGCCTATCACCCTCAACCAGCATACGCATTTGTCGGCCACTGAACCTTACTGACGTTGGGTTGGTTGGGTCATATGGTCCGTATGTGCGCTCAACGTCATTCGGGTGAAAGCGCGTTTTGAATGACACATCGACGTCACCCTGAGATTGCTCGTCTGGAATAAGCTGAGTGACGCTCATAACTTGATCACCAACGCCAATAGACACTGGGCCAGTTTCCGCAAAGATGCGCTCGCCGTCAACATTTAGCCCAACCTCATGTTCTTTAAGGTCAGATGCGGCTGTCGTCATAAATGGGTATTTAAACACGCCACGCTGAACACCTGACGTGCGGTCAAGGTTTCCGATTAACCAGTGCTGCTCCTTGTAGTCAAAGGCAACATACCTGTCGATTTCGAGGCTATCGCCAGAACAGTAGAACCACCAAACCTCACCAAACTGGCCATTGTTAAACGCCCAAATCTTGCTTTGCTGCGCAGTGTTCATATCGCTGAAAACGTAGTCATGCACTTCACACGGAAGCTCATTCACTGAATTGCCGTCAAACATGTAGAAGCCACGCTGGCCCATCCAGAAAACACCAACGTCCACGTCAGCAGCGCAGCGCCGCGAAATAGCCCCGCAGGACGTGCCTACGCGCTCAAAGCCGTAAACGTATGGCGGGCCTTGGTAACGCGCTGTGTGGGCGTCTACGTCAGTTATGATGAGCGTCTGACCCTTGGTGCGGGTCGCCAGCATAATTTGACCAGAGGTTTGCAGCTCAATGTCGCCAGCCTCGTTAGTTGCAGCAGCAGTCCAAAGGGTATTGTCCTCACGGTCACACCACGAAATCTTGCGGGGATTGCCGCCAGAGCCAAGCGCAAAGATGAAACGCTCCTCAGTCACAATAAGGCTTGAGTTGGACGTAGGCGCGTTGGCAATTGCCACCGCATCTGCGCCAGTGTTTAGCTGCCACTCAAGCAATCTGCCATCATCCGTATTGCAGGCAACGAGGTACTCGCCCCAGTTGTCCAAGCTCCACGTCGTTGCCTCTGAGTAGTTGCCGTAGTCAGGGCGCGGCGCGCCATAAAAGCCAGTGCCGTAAAAGCCATAACCATAACCAGTCTCAACCTCGGCATCCGCACGGCCAGTGGCCAAGTCAGATGGAGCAATGTCGTAAACCGTGTTTGATCCCGTCATGACACTCAGCTCAGTGTGAGAACCGCCAGCCAGCCAAGCTGTCCCGTCATTCGCTTCCCAAGAGTGCATACCACGTATCGGGTCTGCGCTAAAGCCAGTCTTGCGGTTTTGCCAACCGCCGATTGGTCGAAGCGATCCGTCACGCCAGCGGACTAAGCTGCCATCACGCCATCGGCCCGCAGCGTCTAAGTCGGTGCCGTTGCGATAAAAGCCAGCAGGGACTTTAAGTGGAATAAGTGCCATTATGTGATTCCATATATTGTGCCAACTTTAGGCTGCTTTTGCGCTGGGTTGTTAAGGGCTTGCTTAGTGGCACATCTGACATTAATTCGCCTCCTTATGCGAAAATAGAGAATGACATTTGGTCACAGTCAAAAACATCGTGGTTGGTTGTCCGACGTGTCCTGACTGTGAATGAACTTGCGCTCTTGGCTGTATAAGCAATGGCCATAGCGTATCCAGTGTTTGGGCTGCCTTGGCAGTTTGGGCCAGTCGCAACAGAGTAGTTAGCATTAGGCATGGCTGTAGTGAAAGTAACCGTGTAAAGCCCCGTGCTGTCACGAACAACAGAGGCAATGTTTTGACCAGTCCATGTGGTTGATGCGTTGCTTCCGTCGGCAATAAACACAAAAGCTCGACAGCCAAAATAAGGGGCAGAGCCAGTTGTTTCTGTTATGCTGCTTGGCACATCAGAGGAACTAATGCTTGTAATATGACCATAGGTATCTACTGAAATGCCCTGAACGTAAGTGCTGCCAGAGTTATTAACGCTGGACTGGCTAGATGTATCTGAATGAGAAATTGTTCTATTCGCACTTAACGAGCCACCTCCTGAAAGACCAGCGCCTGCGGAAATGGTTGTGCTGTCGTCCGCCTTAGCGTTGAGCTGCGTTTGGATGTTGCTCGTGACGCCATCCACATAGTTGATTTCAGATGCTGTGGCCGTTACGCCGTCCAATAAATTCAACTCAGCCGTTGTCGCTGTCAGCCCGTCCAACTTGGCGACCTCAGCAGCGGTTACACCGCCAACCAACGTATCAATCGCGTCGATTGCGTCGTTTACTGTTTGACCCCAAGTGTCCTCGGAGCCGCCGATGGTGGGCTTGGCCCAGCCTTGGTTTGTTGTATTCGCCATCTATTCGTCCACCCAAATCGTTGTTGCCTTGCCTGCGTCAACCCATGTTGAGCTTGCTTGGCCTTGCTCTGTCCAAATGTCTGTTGCGGAAGGTTCGGGTTCCCACAAGAAACGTGCATTTGCAGACACTATAACAGAAAACGCAGCAGATGCACTACTATCCCGCAGCAACCTGCCGCATAATCTCTTCGTCACGTCAAGTCAGCCTAACAGGCCACACGACATCATTCGGGAAGCCAGCCTGTTGTGGTACGTCTAATAGTGCTTGACGGTATGTAGACCACTCAGCTTGCTCGGCGGATG